AAAATGACTTCAATTTTTGCATTACTACCGACATAAGCATCTACGGATGAATTAAATGTAATATTGTCACCCAAAATTAATGTACAAATATTAGAATTATAGTAACTGTACCATGTTTTATAATTTTTATCATAAAAACGTGCGCCTCCAATATAACAATTATCTCTTGTGAAACCGGATGGCAACGGAATTGAAAAGTTGGTATTAGCTTGTGCATTTTCAGTACTGGCAAAAACGGTTACACTTTCACTATTTAGTGCATTGATTGCCCCGATGATTGTCTTGTTATTGGTCTGCAATTCCGAAATGGTAGCCTCGTTTAATTTTTTAGCTACCCACTTCCAGAAAGTGCCAAAAAGAAGTCTTTTGTTTTTTCCGTCTGTGGAATCACGGGCCATCATTTCATCTGTATCTACTGGTGTTGCTGTTTTTTCTGTGTAATTGCTCCAAATATTATTTGCCATAGTCTTATACCTCCGTTGAAATATGTTGTTTGATAAGTTGTTTCAATTCTTCTAGCTCCGCTTTCACGAAATCAAGCTCAGATTGTAATTCTTTGACTTTCTCATGCTCGTTCTTCAACATGGCGAACATACAGGGAATCATAATACGGTAGTTCCAGTTCTCAGCGCGTCCTTTTTCGTTATGGTCAACGGCGATTGGAAACCTGCGGTCAATATCCTCTGCGATGAACATTGGCATTTCTTTACCGCACCGCTCGTCTTGCTCCATAAGATATCCGTCTTTGTATTTCGCCCAGATTACTTTAATTCTGTATAGGTCTTCCAGTTCGTCTTCCTTTACGGTTTTCCCAAGCACTTTATAATGCATGGAGGATGATGAAGAATATCCAACATACAAATATGATGGGTTAAACATCATTGGATTACCACCTGTTAGTGATTTCATTCCTTCAATCATAAAATTTTGTGCTACTTTAAGAATCAAATCACCGGTTATTGATTGCAAAACAACATTTCTTTTATTTTCATATTGCGCTGATAAATCAAGGATTCCATCAGTTATGTTTCCAAATCCAGCACTAAATATAGATTCTTTTATCTGCGCCCATTCACTTCCTTTTATGTTTTTGAAGCCATCTTCGTTATTTATTTTACAAATAATATTTCCGTCTTTGTCGTACACCTCAAAGGTGCCATATCCATTATTCGGACCGCCAAGCTTCAATGTTCCGCCTTTTGCATAGGTAAACGAAATATATAACTGGTTGCCCTCTTTATAAATTCCTTTTATGGAGCCATTATTTGTAAGAAGATTAAATATCTCTTCGTGGGTAAGTGCGTCCACATCTATCACCACAGGGACAGATTGCATATCAAGCTGATTTGTAGTTCCATCTGCTGCATACAGGATAAATCTAACAGACACAATGCTTCTATCCAGTGAGCTAACAGTATAGCTTTTACTCGGCTCATTCACAGTTGAAGCCAATGCGTTTGTAAATGTAGAGCCATCCGTGGAAGTCTGTACATACCATCTACCGGAATATGCTGTTCTCACAGCGCTGTCACCATCTCGATAATAAGCTTTTGCCGTAATTGTACTTGGTAAAACTTTATCATCCTGTCCTCGTTTTAAAATATTGGATGAAAGCTCGATAAAATATGTTCTGCCAGGTACTCCTTGCTCTCCCTTGTCACCCTGTTCGCCTTTTATCTTCGTCCAGCTATACTTTGTCGGGTCAGTGGAATCATCCGGTGTGTAATCGGTATACTGTCCGATATATTGTTTTCCAGCGCTGACAACTACATCAAAGCCGTTTTTTCCGTCAGCACTGTTTGCATAAGCAATGTGAAAATATGGCGTCTTTCCGTCCGTACCTGCTTTTCCCGGAATGCCCTGTGCTCCATCAGCACCTTTGATTAGAGACCATGCATAACTATCTGGGTTTGTACTGTCCTGTTCTGCAAAATCCACATACATGCCTATATATTTTCGATTACTGTCCGACACAGAGAAATCTGTTTTTCCATCAGCACTGTTTGCGTAAGCAATGTGTGTATAACTTGTTTTTCCGTCTTTTCCGTTTATGCCATCCTTGCCATCAGAACCGTTTTCCCCATCAGTGCCTTTGTATCGAGTCCATGTATAATCTTTTGGATTGTCACTTTCTGTTGGCGTATCTTTGTTGTTTGCAATTCCGATATACGCAACATATTCTGGCTCTAGATAGATTGGATTTCCTGCGGTATCGCATATTGTATTCCCATCTGTATCAATCCAGGGAACGGTATCGGGACTATCCGACATATCTTCGCCGTTTGGCATAGAGGCGTATTTTATCCATGTATAAGATGGTTTTCCGTCTTCGCCTTTCAGTCCCTGTACACCTTGATCTCCTTTAAACTGCGCCCATGTGTACTTTTTTGGATCCGTACTATCATTTATTTCAAAATCCGTATATGTACCAATATACACATCTGGGGTTTCGGTAAGCTGCGAAGATGTTGGATTTTTGACAGGAGCATATTTAATATGCAGATATGGGGTCTTTCCGTCTGCTCCGGGAGTTCCGGCAATTCCTTGTTCCCCTTTTGGGCCTTGCGGACCGGCTTCCCCCTTTTCTCCTTGTGGCCCCGGTATGCCTTGATCTCCTTTCGGTCCCTGGAGCCCGTCAACACCGTTTATACCATTTTTGCCAGCGTAAATTTTAGCCAGCGAAAATCTTTTAACTACTGATAAAACACTGATATACGTTGCCTTAATATCTACCCATCCATCGTCAGCAGATAATGCTGTTACCGTATATGTCTTAGTTGAATTGTCCCAGGATCCTGTTACGCTATCTGATTTGATAATTGTAAATTTACAATCAGATGTAATATCCTGCGTTCCGTACATTACGACGGCTTGTGTAGTCACATTGCTCGGAAACGTTTCGTAATTTCCATCAGAGTCAACGGAAATGCCCTGGTATTCGTTACTTAGCTGCAAGGTCATGTTCTTAGCAAGGGCCGCCGCTTCCTGTGCCTGTTTAGCTGCTGCCAATGCGTCCTCAGAGTCTTTCAACGCCTTTGTAACGTCCGTATCTTTTAACTGCTTCCAATAATACCCATCGCCTTCATTTACAAATCGGTAAGCATGGCTATTACCATCATAGTAAATATCTCCGACATGCTTGCTCATTTCGGTATCATCCAGCCATTCATTAGCTGGATAATTGCTCAATGTAGGCGCTGAGGTTCCTGTCCAGGTGTTTATATTCCCATCAATCTGCCCCTGCATGCTGCTTAACAGTCCATCCAAAGGCGATGCACCGATTCGCACAGATGCGCCGTCAATAACAATCTGGTTATTATCAATATCGGCTGAGAAGATAACCTTCCCATTTGCGTCACGAACAACTAACGCACCGGCATTAATATAACTTGCATTGATTCCCTCTGCATACAGAAGCCTTGCAATAAGCTCTCCATTAATATTTAATCCATAAGGATATGTCTTTCCTCCATCCATGGAAATTCCGATTGCTTCTGCCGTAAACTTCCATACAATATCAGATTCTTCCAGTGTAGGCTTATTATGTGCATAATAGATATTGCTACCATCATCCTGTGGCTCTACAGTCATGTATAAACCACCAGAAGTTTTCAGTGTATTATTAAGCCTTTCAACGGCTTTTTCGCGCTCTGTGCGCTCATCCTTAACAAGTCGTCTTGCTTCTACCAGAGCTTTTGTAGCTTCCGACATATATGCGCTGCTATTTCGGATAGGATCATCTGCCTGCACTTTTACAGTAGTAATGCCATTTAACGGAGATGATACATCAGTAATTGGCGTAAGATATTTATTTCCGTTCCGATCAAAGCTATATGCCATGTCGCCAAACTCTAACAGAGGATTATAAATCAGATCCCCTTGCAGATTTCGGAATTTAGCACCGACCAGATCGCCTCCAATCCACGCCGCCACAGTTCCAAGGTCACTGTCGGACAGAAGATTGTTTTCTAACTCCAGAACATATCCAGCAGTTCCAAACAGGGATTCTGATTCTTTGTTTTTTACTCTGATTCCAGTAATTACAATATCATCACTGGAAAGAGTTGGACTATTCACATAATCCTCTAATTTAATTGGAACTAAGGAGCCGTTTTCAACAGCTCCAAAATTCCATTTTATAAATTGCAAATACCCTCTATTGTCAATTCTGGCGTTTGCTGTCTCCAGCATTGCCGCCCATCCGATCAATTGACGGAATGTCATATTATCTGGGAGTGCTGTGACAATTACATTTCCATGCGCCATAGAGGAAAACCCCATAGGGATATTCAAACTCTCACAAGCATCTCTTACCAGCGCCATAATCGGCTGTGGAAGTGTCAAAGCGCTATAATATTTAGCATTTGTCTTGTACATATCATCAAGCGCCGTAAAGCTCAATATTTCACCGTATTGCTCTGGTGTGGTAATTGTATAGGCGCCCTTATCAATCGTCTCGTATCGGTCTTCCGACGCAGCTCTTGACAGGACTATACTGTTTCCATCAGTGTCTAAAATTGGCTCATAAAAATCATTCATCCAAATTGATTCACTGGCTGGTTCCGCTACGGAAGTCTGGAGCTTCAAATATGCATGTACTTTAGCTTGATAGAAATTATAATTTTTCCACTGATCCTCTGTATTATCCAATTCAAGTTTCATTGTTTTACAGACAGTAGCACCTACTGGGAAGCTGCTACTCTCCGCACAATCGGAAAAGTCATTGTTGCCGATCATAATCTCGTTTTCAAGCGTCTTTGTCGTTCCGTCAGCAAAGGTGATCTCCACGATTTCAATTACTTGCTCACCGTCCTGCAGTTTTTCTTTAAAAATGTTTGATACATTAATCAAGTGGATTCACCCCCTGCATATTAAATGATATTTCCGAGTAATACTCTCCCACTCGCTTTACATTGTATTGCATTTTTCCAACATAAAATTTTTCTGATCGCCATTCATTTTTGTGTGCTAACCAGTGATGCAAAATGAACGGCTTTCCTTTGATAATCGCATTTACCAGATTAGTTGATTTCTCATCAACCGGCACGTTTGTGACTTTATAGCTATATTGCATAACTGTAAAAAGCGGAGTTATTAGTGCAACTCCTTTTTGAGTTCGATTACTTCCCTCTGAATATGTGGTCTCAAAGTTACACTGCATGTCCTCATCTGGCTGAGGGATGAGAAGTCCATTTATCTTGTATCTATCAGTTATTGATTTGCTTATCGAAAATGCCACGTTCTCACCCCCTACGCCAATTCAAACGGATTTGTACCACTTGCGTCACGTCTTAACTTTGCTTCTTCTATAACTTCATCAAATATTGTTCTGCGATTAATTTGCGCCGTAAATCGAACGTTTCCACTGCCGCCCTGCTGATGTCTTGCAAATGCATCATCAATAATTTCTCGGATAACGCCTTCTGGGGCTTCCAGGTTGCGACCATTCTTCTGATCTCCAAGCACTGCAAGGAACTCTGATCGCGGCGGAATAACGGCACCTTTTGCAAGATATGGAATTGTAGGAACTCTTGGAAAATTAGCTGTAAATCCAATTGTCCTTGAGCCGAACGGAGTTGGAACCTTCCACGGTCCAAATGTAAATGCTGATTCTATACCACTAATAGCTCCGTTTACGGTTCCAATGGCGCTGTTTGCAATTCCAATAACCTTGTTTAATATATCTTTGATGGTATCACGTATACCCTCAAACGCCCTTACGACCGTATCTCTGGCACTTGTAAATTTATCCACGATTGCATCGTGAATAGCACTTACTTTTCCATCAACAAATGTTTTTATTTTTCCCCATATAGATGATGTTTTTTCTGATACAGAGTCCCAAATTCTTGTAATTTTGGACTTTATTCCATCGAATACTGTCGAAACTGTAGTCTTTATTGCCTCCCATGTATTGAACAGCCATGTTTTTATAGCATTCCATACTGTAATGGTGACTGTTTTTATTGCGCTCCAAGCAAGCGAAATAATACTTTTTATTATTGTTAATGCGCTTTCTACTATTCCTTTAATAGTTTCCCAAGCTCCGGATATAATATCTTTTATAAGATTCCATACACCTCTTGCAATTTCTTTAATTCCATTCCAAGCCGACTCCCAGTCGCCTGTAAAAACGCCCTTCAAGAAGTCAAGAATTCCGCTCAGAACATCCAATACATCCCCAATAATTTTAATAACGGATTTTATTGCTTCTATAACAGTGCTACCAATTACGTCTGCCACGTCTGCGATTACTGGGATTGCATTTGATACGATCCAGCTAATTATTGGAACTAAAATATTTTCCCAAAGCTCTTTTAATATATCTATTAATTTGACAAGAAATGTCTGAACTTTTACAAACATTTCTCCCAATTCCCCATCCATAAGCTCTTTTATCTTAGAAGCTAAACCTTTCAGAACTGGAAGAATATATGTGTTATATCCATCTATTAAAGTTCCAAAAATGGTTGAAAGTCCATTGGCTATTGAATCAAAAAAAGGTTTTAAATGCTCATCGTATAATGTGGTCACTGAATCAGAAAGATTTTGAATAACTGTCGATAATCCATCGGTTATTGTTTCAATAACTCCAAGTGTTCCTTCAACTGCACTTTTTAATGCGTCTTTGTTATCAATGAATGGCTGCGCAATCATATTCAACATATCTCTTCCAAGTCTCGCGCATAATTCCATGGCAGTCATTGAGATATTTGAGAATATCCCTATGATATACGCGGTAATCTGCTGTGCGGTTTCTCCACCAAATACAGAAAATACCTCTGCTAGAGCGGATGAGAAATTCCCTTCAATTTGAGCAACCTCGGATCCGATATTAAACATATCAATTAAATATGTTTTTATTCTACTGGTGTTTTGATTTAGAAATTTTTCTATTCCTCCAATAATATTTTGAGCAATTGTTATTCCAATCCTCGAAAAAGATCCAGATACTTTTCCAATGGAATAGGCAAATGTATCTAAAAAATCGTTTGCCGCTCCAATTACTTCTGGATCAGTAAATATATTCTGCAAAGATTTCCCGATAGAGTTAATATTTTTCTTAATATCATCAAAAATTGGCTTATAATCGCCTAGTCCATCCCAGAATCCTTTTGACAGCAATTTGGCTAATTTCTTAAACTTCTTTATTATGGCATCAAGCGGCTTGGACATTTTTTCAATAGCTGTTTCGCCTTCTGCAAGTTTTCCGTAATCCACATTGCTTACTGCACCGGATAATCCTCCAGACGCTCCACCACTTCCACCAGATGAAGATGGTATGGAGGAAGAACTACTATCTATAGAAGTAACTTTGTGTATTTCGTCCAATGAAGAAAGATAATTTTTTGTTTCTTTATTTGCCTTTTTCGTTGCCTTAGCATTATCGTTTGTGGCACCTGCAAGTTGCTCAGCATTATCCGCCGCGTTACCATAAGCATCCGCCGTGTCTGCGATCGCGTCCGTTCCGGCAAGACCTGCGCCACTCGCACCTATCTGACCAGATGATTTCTTGCCAGTAATAAGCTCCGTGAATGACTTGAACGCATTCGCCAGAGTTGCCAGTTTGCCTAGTAAGATATTAATAACTTTCAGAACAGGTGTGAAAATATTAATTAATCCCTGTCCGACTGTTGCCTTGAGAGACTGCAACTGTAACTGCATCACTCGCACCTGGTTCGCCCAGCTGTCTGAAGTACGGATGAAGTCTCCAGATGCGGCTGATAACTGCTTCTGTACGAAAGCCAAGCGGAGAGCTACTTTCTCCTGTTCGGTCATGGCAGATGTAGTTTTACCGTAGCCGTTAGCAAGAGCGTACTGATCAAGTGCTGATTGAGTCATAACGACACCCAAATCTTTCAATGTTTCTGTTTCACCTGTAAACACTGATTTCAGCTTAATGTAAGCCAAGTCCTGACTGATGTTGTAAAACGATGCTACATCGCCGGTCAGCTGTGTTAGAGCTGTTGACATGTCGTAAGCCTGTGCTTCTGAGAATCCGAATGACTTAGACATTGCTCCAAACGTTCCAACATACCTTTTTGCCATGGTTTCTGACAGTCCGGCAGAGGTCATGGCATTCTTTGCAAATTCATTGACTTTATCCGACATGGTGGTAAATGTAACATCGACCACGTTCTGTACTTCCGACAGATCAGAGCCTAGTTCCACGCACTCTTTTCCAAACTGTACCAATTTACCGACAGCAAACGCTCCACCAATCAGCAGACCGATTTTTTTTACAGCACTTCCAAGGCCGTTAAATGACTGTTTTATAGCCGATACGCCATTTTGGACACCGGTTGTATCCATTCTGGTATCAATAATGACTGAGCCATCAGCAGCCATATATTCACCTCCTAACTATTTGAGGTTCAACATCTCATTCAGCGCATCCCTGTACGCTTGCTCCTCGTCGCTGAGACGTGTTTTTATGTCAATAATATTCTTGTTTTCCTGATAGAATTTCTTTTCCCATTTATCCAGACGTTCGCCTTTTGCCTTTTTTGACCGGATTCCAACTACGGTATTAAAAAGGCATTCACCAGATTCCATGAAATATCCAAAGAATGTCCACCAATGCATGTATGGCACTGCTCTGATTTCTTTACCGGCAACCTTGTTTACAGCCGGCACGATCATGTCTCCGTCTTGCTCCCAGTCCATCAAACGGGGTTTAGGGTGGTTCGGATTATCGTAAGATTGTCCACAGTCGATAAAATCCGATGCTTTCTGACAAGCTTCATCCAGACACTCAGCCGGTATACTCTGCCAGTCCTCAAACAGAATCTGCAACATAACAACTGCTTTTGCCTGCTCGTCCAGTTCCGGGTCGTTCATAGCAATGAGAATGTCAATGATCGCACGAAAATCGGTTCTAATAGAAAAATCCACCCCACTTATGTTTAGTGAGGTGGGAAGCTCATAGGCGGTCATTTTGTATACTTCTCCGTATACTTATTGACTGCTGCCTGCATTTTCTTCTTTCTCTTTTCGATTTCCGGTGCAATTGCTTCTACGATTTTATCCAGAACGATGTAAGCGAAAACCTGGCCATTTCCGAAAACAGTAGTCGCTGTGATCGGCTCTTTGAACAGGTCTTTTGATGCTTCGTAGCCAAGAAGATAGTTGATTTTGTCTTCGATCTGTTTATTCAGTTCAGCCATTTCTTTACCAGAAGTGACTTTCTGAATAGAATCTTTGAATTGTTCAAAATATTCTGTCAGTTCCTCTGCGCGTGCTGCTACATTGATATCCGTCGGGTTCAGTTTGAAAGAGGAAAAAACTTTGTCTTCGTTGTTGGTAAATGTAAAAATGAGAATTCCATCATCAATTTTGGTATTAATTACTTTTGCCATTTGGCGTGTCCTCCTTGCATATGTGCTTATTCACTGTCGGCTGTGAATGTACCGGAACTGATATCAAATTTTCCTTTTACACGTTCTCCAACGTAGTTCACGGTAAACGGAATCTGATAGCCGGATGTATCACCGCCGTAGGAGGTCGGCACAACATGGCAATCCTGCTTGTATGCTTCGTATTTACCGGCTGTTGCTTCTTTCCAGAGGTGTACTTCAACTGCACTTGTTTTCAAATTATCGTCTTTAAGACGTTCGTCAACGATCTGCTGAAGTTTTTCGAACAGATCTGATGTAGTATCTGCATAGAACGGATCAGCGTCAGAAGAAGCTTCGTAGCCATTATGTTTAAACGTGGATTCTCCGAGAATGTTTTTAGAAGTTTCAGTATCTGGATTGAGGTCTACATTGTATTCTTCCAGATCCTTTCCAAGACGCTCATACTTCGGTGTCAGTCCTCCACAGAGGGAACCTGCATCGATATAATGAGCCATATATTTACGGTCAATTTTGCCTGTAACTGCCATAGAAATGTCCTTTCTGCCTATAACTTTTAAAAGGCTGTGTAGGTTAGCGACTATCTCCGATTGATAGCCGGTTAGTTGTTGTATTTAAGTGATGTAATCACCATTTTTCCCAGTCATATTCATATTTGACTGTGATCGGAAGTAACCAGTCCTGTACTCCGTTCTCCTGTGGCTCTGTGCCATATGAATTATCCCTTGTGATACGTTTTATCACCCTTCCTCTTGAAAGCTCTGGAAAAGCGGATAAGCGCGTCTCAACGCCATCTACTGTGACTGGTTCACGGCAAATCCACTTACCAAGGTTATCAAGAAACTTCTGAACAGAGAGCTTCTGTCGTTCCTTTTCGGAAGCGGTACGATATACCACGATAAACGGATATTGGCACACCTGGTGCATCGTTCCGCATACATCCTCTTTTTCCGAATAGATTAATGCTCCGGTATCCGCAAAGAACGATATACCGCTATCAGTTCCCAGTTCCTCGTATTTGATTGTTTCGTTTTCATACAGCCCAGGATACTGATTCAGCAGAGCTTTCATGGCTTCTGTCAGAATCTCATATCCCTCTGCGTCCTTGCCGATCGGTTTATTATCCGCCATCAACTATCCACCTTCTTGATTTTCCATCCTAAAAAAGCTCTTATAAAAAAACGTTGTAATAAATTCGGATATTTTGTTACAAATACGCTAAAAGAGTCATTCATTTCAATAATCGCTTTTGGCTCAAATATTTTCTCATCTTTTATTTTCAATATTCCGCATCTGGTAAAAACATCCATATCTATCATCCTCACTTTGCTAAAATTTCAAAATGTGGTATCAGCGTATACGGACCGCCCACGCTGGTAATCTTGAACACGTTATCCTTGTTCTCGTTCATGTACTGATAGAATCCATTTCGATAATCACTGTCAATTACCGCTCCACCAGTCCATTCACCCTCCCAGAAGAACGACTCATCTGAGAATGTGATAGTGTCTTCAAGAGCGTTATTAATCTGTCTTTTCCACTCTTTCGGTGGCACCCACGGAAGAATCTTGCCGTCTTTATCAGTAATGGTTATATCACCGTTCTGGACAGTATAACGGATGTGTAACTGCGCGTTGTCAGTTGCGTCTGGTCCGTACTTTTTAAGGATTGCTCCCTTGTCCGTAATGAGGTCAACACCGGATAAAACATGAGGATACCAGTACGCATCTCCTGTTGTGGCACTTTCGTAATAGTTGAAAAGTGTAATTTTAGATGAATACATGATACCCTCTCCTTAATCATTTATTTTTCAGCTTATCCACGTCGACCTTAGACGTTCGTTTCCACAATTCCGTAATCTTCTCCCATCCGAACATGGAAATAAATGCCACAATAAAACCGGCCATGATAGCTGCTAAAATCATATACCACAAGATTGTCATGTGAATGTACTGCATATACGCCACAAAAGCGGCTACAGTAATTCCGATAGACAGTACAAGCACCAAGGCATCCGTCGGAATCTTAGACAAGAATCCAACGTTTTTAATTACCTGTGTAATCACAGACACGCAAAACGCCAAAACACTGATTACTGCTAGAATCAAAGTCATGTTTGCAAATAATGCTTCCATTACTCTTTCACCTCCTCATAAGTTTTTTCAAAAATATCTGGCTTGCACGGATAAAGCTCTCCGTTTACACCCTGGATAACATAGTCTCCAACAGAAACATGATGTGTTCCCTCTAATGTTTCGATATACAGCTCACACGGAGGTAAATCACAAGCTTCTGCGCCGTAATACATAATGCCTTTCTTATAAGCTTCTTGCGCCCAAAATGGAACGTAAAACAAGCCGTTCCGGTCTTTCAGATCACCATCATACTTAAATGCTTCAATGATAACAGGCCTTTTTCTAAACTTCATATTCGCTCTCCTGCATACAATACTGGTATTCCATCATCTGTCCTCACTCCCATCAAAAGCAACAAAGCTGCCTTTGAGAGCAAGTCGTTTGTTTTCTGTACATCTCCGGCGGCGGCGTACACCGCACTCCATTCCTTTGCACTCGCCCCAATCTGCTGAGGTGTGGCGTAAGAGATGGATTCACTGCCAGAAGATACAGATGTTACAATGCCTGTCGTGCTACCACCGGACCCGATTGCGGTTGATGCGCCACTCGCAGCGGCATTGATAGCATTCTTTTCGGCAAGTTCAATCTGATACATTAATTCAGCCAATGAACAGACTGTCTTTTTGATACGCTTCTGTGATCGTTCATTCGTTGGCAGTCCATCCACCAACCTGTCAAACGTCATTGTGTCCACAAAATCACTGGCTCTTTCTGCCAGCCGTGGAAAGTCGGTTTCTGGCACGACCGAACCGAAATATGAAGTTGTGTAAAATTCATAATCTGCATAAGCCATGCCAGTTACCTCCTACTCGATCATCATTTTGCTGTTACAGTCGCGTGTCCGGCGCTCAGTGCCTTATAGGTACTGTCACATTCAACCACTGTGATTACCTGCCCTGTTGTTGCTGTAATGTCGGATTCACCATCCCATGCGCTCCAGTTCTTCACATTCTGTCCGTAGTCTACGGCAGTCTCAGATGATGCAACTTTGTACTTATACACATTTCCTGCGCTTGCTTTTGCCGGAGTAATGGTCACTTTAGTATCTCCACTTTTACTTCCTTCCGCAGAGTTTACAGTCAGAGTTCCAAGTGTCTGAGTTGTGTTGATGGTTCCGACAGCAATAGCGTCAATGTACTCTGCAAAGAGGGTAAGCCCCATGATTGCGAATGCTTCTGACACTGCTGTGTGGTAGTTGCCCTGTGTGTGGAATCCAATCAGGTTTGTTTCTCCCGATACAGTGTATACAAGTCCTGCCCTTGCGAAATCGGATTCGTTCGGGTCTACATAGTAAAGAACGATGTTCTCAACAGGTGTAGCAATAACTGTTCCTCTCGGGATCTCGCTGTCAGATAACAGGAAGATTGTGTTGAATCCCAGGAAGTCTTTCATATACTGGAAGCCAAACTGGTTCTGAATGGTAATATCGGCTGCTCCGATATACTCATACACATCCAGAATGTTCACGAATCCAACGACGCCAGTCACATTTCTGTGCATCTGCTTGAATTTGTTTTCTACACGACCCTTGGCCATTGCCAGAGCCATCTGGAAAGTAATCTCTGTAAATGTGAGGGTACCGGTTTTCAGATAGTTGTAAAATCTTTCGGTAACATTGGTCTGAAGCTGGAAAAGGAATTCATCATCAGTCATCTGAACGGCGTTTTCATAGCCGTGATCCTTGATTGCTTCGATAGATACAGCCTTTGCATACTTCTCAATACTCATTTCTGCATATGGCTTTTCTTTTACAACGAATTTGCTGTAAGGGATTTCTTCGCCCTCACCAACATTTCCGTTCTGTAAAGTACCCTCTGCGTATTTGGACTTGAGTACAGCACCCGGCTGTTTTTTGATAGGTCTCATGATACCCAAAATGTCACGTAAGTGCTGCCAGTTTCTTTCAAATCTGGTGACGAAGTCAATCTCACGTGCTGTGACCTGGATATCATTTGTCATAATAAGATTAGCTTTTGCTGCCATAAAAAATCCTTTCTACCCATAATTGTTAAGGTATTGGGTTAGCGGCTATACTCTGTTGTATAGTCGGTGTAAAAAATCACTGGAATAACTGGATGTTCTGAGCAATTGCAGCCTGTCTCTCGGAAGGGTCTTTGATTGCTTCGATATCTTTTTTAGTCATACTTCCCGGTGTCTTCTGCTGCCCAACATGTGTTGTAAATCTTGCCTGATTCTGCTGAGCCTGCTGCTGAGATTCGTCCACAAAAGCGGATGCGTCAGACTGCTTCAGCTGCACGATCAAGTCATTCAGTCCAAGGATTTTACCGTCTTTCAGCTTCAATCCTGCTTCTTTGATGTCTGCCATAACAGACTTCTTTGCCGCTTCACTGGAAAACTTAACATCGTCGAGTGCTGCTTTGAGTGCGTCCGAAAAATCACGGTCGTAGATTTTTGCATTGAACTCTTTTTCTGCATCTGCCGCTTTCTGTTTCCAAGTCTCTAACTCGCTTTTAACATTTGCCGGGTCGATACCGTCAAAACTTTTTAAGGTTTCTTCTGCTGTCTCGGCACGTTCTTTCCAGTCATCACGTTCTCCCTCGACTTTTGACAGGGTTTTTACAACTTCCTTTGCATTCTTATAATGCTCAGAGAGTGCTTTTTTAACATCTGCCTGTTTGTCCTCCGGGATTTCAATTCCAAATGATTTAAGTGTGTCAATAAGTTTCTGCATAATATCCTCCTGGTCGTGTTTATTGACCTGCCGCCGCAGGTAAATGGATTAAGCCAGTTAGACCACTGGCAAGGTAATGGGAAAGATAGGAATTGAACCTATAATTTTTACCACGAGGGAACGATTTTACAGACCGCCGCAACACCGCCAATCGTTGCCGCTTTCCCAGAAGACACCTTTTCGGGACTATTTGGATTAAATTCCAGTCCACAGGATAAGGATAAACCTATAATGGAATGAAAGGAATCGAACCTCTGGCACGCTATATGTAAGCTGCTCTACCACTGAGCTACATTCCACATAACCCGGATTCCCGGGTTAGCAAGGTATTTATCGTGTTATGCCTACCACTATCCGACTTTCACGGAGATGTTGTTTCATTCATGATGAGGTGTTCCACCAGTCAATCACACTGGCTAATGAATATGTCGGAAATTGCACCCGCTTTTCAACCTCCAGATTCCGCTCAAATCTGTTTCTATTAAGGACATATTCACAAAAGAAAGGAGGACATGAAATGAAAAAGAAAGCAAAAACTTCTAATCAGCAAGTCTTACAAGGTTCACCATGCCTTGCAAGATTATAGTATCACATTCTTTTAAAAAAGTTGTCCCCACATTTGCAAGAATCAAAGTATATCTCTTAATTTCTCGACGTATCTCTTAACAAGATCACGCTCTTCCCGGCACTCTGCGTCTTTGGACATGTCGCTCAATTCTGTTGCGAGTTCGTTTAGGTGTTTTTCTAGTGCGGAAAGCATTTTCCTCTTGCATTCCTCTGACTTTCCAGATCGATAACTTTGTTTTTGTGTCATATAGTCGCTATAAGCATCTCGTCCATCGGAGCGACTATAGTACCCTCTTCCGGTTCCGTAGTCGCGACTTTCATCGCCGTAAGAGTTGCCACGATCATAGTCTGGGTACATCATTCTTCCATCACTGCGGCTGTATCTCCCCATACTGTCATGTTTGCGACCTCGTTCGCTGTAATTGTCGTTATACCCACTGCGCATCTCATCAAGGACAGTATTGTAATACTCCACCTTTTTGTCCCAGTACTGTGTGTTCTTTATATCTTTGTACATATCAATCAGTTTGTATGTCATTTCCAGATTTCCAGTAGTCAACCCACTGTCAGCGATTTTGGACAGCTCGTCTTCAATTCTTGCGCATAAGTCTTTAATGTCTCTCATAACTGCACCTCCTACGCTTCTCTAGTCACAACAATGTTTGCGTTCGCAACGGAAATCGCCTGATCGCTCGTATTTTCTACTGCGATATTAACGCAACAGCCGCGAGGAACATCAATATAGATACCAGAGGACACATTATTGTACTGGTCCACTGCCGCCGGTGTGGAGATCATCTGAGAAGATAACACAGGTTCGCCAGAGATTGCAATAGCCAGAGAAATAGCTCCGACAGTACCGCCTGTTGGAATTGCGATATTACCAGAAAAATCCACAAAGAATCTTGCTTTGCACTGGTTAGTCATTCCTCTCAGTGTAATAATTCCACTTCCTTCTCTGTGCTGAATGCAGTTAGAACCCTTAACTGCTGTGTTTGAAAATACTACGTTTCCATTTGCTGCTACAGTCTGAGCAGCTACATTTGTAAATTCTGCCATAATTTTTACTCCTTTCATATCACAAAAGGACAGGTCTCAGCCTGCCCCTCTGTGTAATACGGCATAAGCCGACATAATCATAAAGATTAAGATACTACTTATTTACTTTTTAAATATTCCGGTATATTCATTCTTGGAAGTTGGTGCTTACCTGCGGACTCTTTTCCGAAAAGGCATTCTTCCGGCGTCCATCCCGCCCGATATCTATAACTAAGAACTTCTTTTCCAACACCAAGTTCTTTTGACCACTGCGACAATGTTTGCTTTTTTCCGCCATATTCAATAAACGAATTATTACGCTTATTACTCGCCTGTTCTTCCATCGGTATCCATTTACAATTTGATGGTTCATAATTCCCATTTACGTCTATTCTTTCAAGTGTAAGCCCTTCTGAATATCCGTTTAAATACGCCCATTCTCTAAAGTTCCAAAAATCAAGCCATTCATCACACATTTTTATTCCTCTTCCGCCATAATTTTTATAGCTGGGAGTATTTTTATTGTAACATCTTGATTTTATGGAACTCCACTTTTTATAAAATTTCCCCGTAGATTCTCCATGGCAAGACCTTGTTTTTTTTGCATAATAGCTTCTAAGACATCCACAAGAAGTACTTGTACCTCTTTCAAGATTATATTGATAACATTCAACATATTTTCCACATTCGCAGCGGCAAAGCCATAATGTGTTTCTATTTTTTTTGCCTAATATTTTTATAACCTTTAAATTTCCAAATACCATACCTGTTAAGTCTTTGGCTTTGTGCCTACAGCCGCAACTCGTTATATGTCCGTTTCTTAAGCCTTTTCCGCTTTTTACTACGATTTTCCCACAATCACATTTACATTTCCAAGAATGATAACCTTTTTCACTCTTTCCTGCGTATTCTAACACTGTAAGCATGCCAAATTTTTCGCCAGATAAATCTTTTATTGCCATGTACCTAACCTCCTTCTTTTTTTATATTATATCAGAAATTAGGTACATAATCAATTCTAATTTTTCTGTCAGAAAAAAATTAACAATTACAATTTCCATTACATCCACATCCAGAATATGGATATGGAGATGGGACTACGTAGGATGGCACAGGCATAGGATTTATCCTACGAATCAGTTCCGCTGTCTGCGCTTCCTGATTTGCCGCAATATAAGCATTCTGCGCGGACTGAGAAGCCGCCAGTTTAAGTGCCTGATTCTCTGCTCTAAGGTCTGCTGTCTCTTTCTGGCAAAGATAATCAAGGATGGCACGGGTGTTGCTGTTCTGATTGTCCAGAATATCTCTGGTGTTGTTGTTCATTGAGTTCTGGATTGCACAAGCGTTGGTAGCCATATCATATCTGATCTGCGCCTGTCCTTCCCTGTTGTCACAGCAACACTGAGCAAGCTGTGCCTGCAATGCGTTTGTATTCTGCATATTGGCTACAGTATCGGCATTGATTGCCTGCTGGATTCCAAAGCCGGTCTGCATGATGTTCGTGTTGATTCCGTTAAATCCGGTAAGCATACCGTTATTTACTGCATAGAATCCATCGCAGAGACCGTTGTTGATTCCGTCAAGCTTGCTGATCACCGCGGAATTGTCGAATCCTCTCTGAATGTCTGCCTGAGTAGCTGCTGTGGCTGCATATCCGCCGCCGTTGCCATTGTTGCCCCAGCCGTTATTTCCCCATCCGCAGAATACGAACAAGAAAAGTACGATAAGCCACCATGCACCGTCTCCGCCAAACATTCCATCGTTTCTGTTGTTCCCGGTCAAAAGAGCAACGTCTGATGCTGTTAAATTTCCATCCATAATATAATCTCCTTTATTGTGTATTTACATCAATCTGGCCAGATTGTAGTGTACTATTTCATTCCTTTCAGCATGTGCTGGAATTGTCCTGCAATCTGCTGAACTTGATTAAGTTGCTGTTGAGAAATCTTTCCAGACTGTAGCATCTTCTGGACTTCTTCCTTCGGGTCTCCCTTAAAATTCTGCTTAAACTGCATAAACTGCTGCATCATCTGCATTGGCCCGTTTCCCTGTGACATCCCACCACCGAGCGCGTTAAATAATGGATTACTCATCTGCGTTTCCTCCCTTGACTGTTGGTTCCTGCGCGGCATTAGCCCTAACAGGTTCAGAAAAAGAATTCAATTGACTTGCTATAGCGTCGAATTTGGCTTTTAAATCGTCATATTCCTGTCTGGTGACGTATTTATTGTCCATGTTTTGGATAGGCTGTTTAGGCGGCATCTGAGCGCCTACCTCGTGATATTCAAATGTCCGCAGTGGTTGCGGCATACCGGAAATATCTGTCGATTTTATAAAGAATCTTTCAGCTTCCGAATCCATCAGCAAAACACTTGTCCCGGGCGCTACCAGATAGGATTTTGCGCCAACTTCGCCAGATACCCACAGAATGCCATTGTTATTCTGCTGGGGTTGTTGTACTGGTTGAGCTGGCATCTGGACAGGCTGTTGCTGAAACTGATTCATTTGCCCTGGAACGCCAAAACTATATTGATAAGGATTGTTATATAATGCCATCTTATGCACCTCTTATGACTTATTCTATGACTTATTCTATGACTTTCTATAGCTATATTTTTGCATAAAAAAAGAACCGGAAACAGTTCGTTTCTGGCTCTAATTAGTGTCCAAAAAGTATCAGCATACTTTGATTATTTTATTGTTTACCCTCCGGCTCAATCGTTTCGCCGTGGATATGCTCACATTCATCTGTTCAGCACAGTATTCAAGCGTGTATTCCTTGCATCTCAGCCGGAACAATCTTTCTTCATCCGGTGTGAAATTACACTCTATCAAGAATCTGTCTATATCTTTCTTTGTGAACACATATAATTTCATGAGCATACCTCTTATTAATGCAATTAACGCTGATTCTGTGCAAGATAATTTGTAAGCTTCTGTTTTGTTTTTTTTAATTCCTCGACGTTATTCCCGCTAATCTGGCTATCTAACATAGTCGATAAGACTTCCAGGATAAGCGAATCTCTCTCAGCTATTCTCTTTAACGTTTCAAAATCTCTTTTATCGTGGTCTTCCAGAATTTCCACTCTCTTATTAAGTCGAAATGCCGGAGCAATCCATTTAAAAATAACAGCTGCTGCTCCTCCAATAATTGATACTCCTCCACAAATTGAAAGAAAAAATTGAATAAACTCCTGTATACTCATTTAGCTACTCCTTTTCCCAGTAATATACCGGGACTTCATTTCCGGAATCCCATGTATCATAATATTTGCCGTCTTGTGCCGTCACCACATGGCCATCTATGCAGAGAATATATGTGCCTGTTGGATGATCTGCACAGAAATCATTAACCGTATAAATATACCTCTCTGACTGCTCCACAAGTTTCCTGTGAAATCCTTTCTTTGCCAGGTATGAACCCCATACGTAATTTGCACTCGGCATATCGGATAAGGCACATGCTTTTACCATCAATCCGGTAAACACCGTTTCCCAGTCAAGATCTAAAGCCTTACATATCGCCCGGACAGCACAGTCGCCTACACGCTGTCCTCTTACCGGATTTGGATTGAAATACACCCATCTATTCATAGTTACCTCACTTTGCTCTCATAAATCTTTTTGCCCCTGCATTTGCCCTTGACTGCTGCTTATATCCAAAGTCTGCTACCTTGTTACGATAATATTGTGCTGCAAGATTGTTTTCCTCGCAGAATTTATTATACTCCTTATTTTGTTCAGTCAGCTTAAAAGCCATTTGATCATATTCCGATCTTAGTTTTTCTTTTTCAGAATCCGGTATATCGTCTGAGTTGATTTCTTCGTTCTTCATTATCAGCTTGCGTTTAGTCGCTCTGATTGAACGCTCCATTGCTCGTTGTTTCTGGGTATCTTCGTAGATTTTCTTATTCTCTTCAGAATCAATCTTGTGCTCGTCCGCCCAGGGATTCCTCAGTCCTTTCGCCCATGGCTGGTGACTGTGGCGGCAATTGTAACCATGAAGCCCATGTAGATCCCGAACAGTCCCCTGTCCAGTGTTCGGATTGATATCGTAGCCGGTACTATCAAAAAGATTAGGATACCCCGGTTCTGATCCAACTATTGAGTAAGGCTTTCCTTGCCAGGACGAATGATCTCCGCAAGGAGGCTGTCCTTTCTGTGCTGTTCTGGCTCCCATATGGGCTGATACAAGGACATAATTTGTCTTTGCCTGTACAATATACTGATTAGTGATCTGCGCCGCTGTTTGGTTCATACTTGTTACCACACAGCACCTCACAGCTGCTTCAAGGGTTCTTTTGGCACCGCTTATTGGATAATCCACCATGATTCCTTTTTTGGCATAATTGTCCAACACATCACAAATTGCAGAGGTGTAAGATTGCACGCCGGAAGCAACACGGATTTCGGCTTTATCCAGCAGATTAATTAGATCACGCTGAGATTGATTTATTGTAGTCCTACTCAGGTTGCTAAGCTCACCCAATGTTTTTTTGAATTCTGCATCCATCACCGCAATGACTTCCGGATTTTCCAATGGCGGACTTATATTCTCATCAATTCCTAAAAGGATATCTTTATCATTGTCCCATGAAGTCATCACGGCATTTTGCAGGATCCGTCTAAGCTCTGGCTGTGTCATTTTTGTAAGCTTCTGCAATTTCTGTTCAATCTCCGCTCTGCTTTCTCCCATCTGCGTGAGCTTCCATATAAGTCGATCAGCTGTGGCATTCATGCCGCCAGTCTGAAGAATACGCCTTGAAATGTTCGTCATTATAAAATCTTCCAGTTCCTGATAAATCGCAAGGATCCTTTTTTCTTTTCCATGGAAATACTCTGGTAGAAGCATTATTTACCACCTGCCGTTTCTTTTACAAGCCGCACCCAATCAGATAGATGTTCCTGCTTAGCACGATCAAACCAGTGGTCGGATGTTTCCGGTGTATGATACTGCAATTTTCTTCCAGTCGGAGATTTCTTTGGTGGAGAAGTCCATCCAATAATGTTACCCTGTGCATCTTTCAACGGAATATTCGGGCCATATACCTCGCCCATGTACAGATAATGAGCATATGGAGTGTTGTACTCAATTTCTCCGCCGTCAATGCCCTGCGGATATCTTACACTGCTTCTCAATGCCCCCTGTCGAAAAGGTACATAAGGCCCGCAGTCCGCTACAATCTGCATATTCAGTTTCATTTGGGCTTCTTTCAAATTGCCATCAATCCGCTTTGTGTCGAATTTGATATGTACATTTCCAACATGATTATTGATCTTCATAGGCTACTCATCCCCAAATAATCCGCTTGCTTTGTTTTCTTTATTCGCTTCATCTGCGAGAGCTTTCGCATCCTCTTCGCTGAATCCTTCAAACTTTACCAGATAGTACCAGAACGGAACCCTTCCGGTGTTTACATAGCTAAACCAAGTCTGTTTATCCTCTGCAAAAGAATATGTGATGTCTCCGAAATCATAATTGACTTCATAGGCTCCGACAGGTGCAAGTCCGTACAAATCAGCATGGACATTCAGTGCGTAGATTACTTGATCTAAACAGGATTCCAGCTTATCCCTTACATCCTTGATAAACTGTATGGTCCTCTGCTGTTCTGCTTCTACCCCTGTGGCTGTCTGTATGCCGCTTGTTTCGTTAAAAACAAAATATCCGTTGGAGAATCCAATCTTATATCCTAACTGGCTTAAAAGGGCATTTATGCCGCTTATACGGGTATCTGTATTGAGAATTGGATTGATTTCTTGGTAGAACTCTTTCTCGTCCTGTCCGAATACATTTTTCACATAATCCGGCAAACTCATTTCTGAGCATCTGTGTTCCATTGCCTGTGGTGTCATGGCGAATACTGGTGATCCGCTCGGCATCAGCAGCCGGTCATCCGCCAAAACAGTTCGCTTAGAATCAAGGATTTCTTTTGCATTACGACTGTATGCAATGTCGAGGTCTTTTAACTCCTCAATGGCTTCTGCAAATATAGGCAAGCCCAGCGGCGTACTGATATCCACGTTGTTCGCCTGTGGTGTCCGAAGTACTCCATACAAAGGCCCATCCAGTTTCTCTCCATTCGCTTTGAGAATCGGCGGTGTGTCTGCCATAAGGTCAGCCCATTTGGTCTGTTTAAGGTCAATTTTATCACCGATTGACTGAGTGGATTTCGACACATATGCTCTGTTGGAAACGTAGTACGGATAAGTTGTCACGCCATCTATTGTAGTCTCAACAAAACGATGATATTCAAGCCGTGTATAGTATTTTCTTCCGACAGTATAAGAATCCTTGAATATGATTCCCTTAATCTCCTGATTGTCGTAATCCACAATCATCACGTCTGCCGGAGTGAATACGTCAAGGCTCTCACCGTTTGGCTTAATGAATACTGTTCCATAGGCGCAACCATATTCCACCCAGTGACGAATCTGGAAATATACTTTGTCTATCTGTTCTTGCAACCACGTAGCCCTTGCAGAACCATCTATCTGAATGCCGATTGCCAGCGTTGCGAGCCGGGCTGTCTCTGAACAGACAGATTTCGCAAAATTGATCGTCTTAATATTATTCTTGTCATCTAGCCATTCCGGTACGCCCCTGTAGATGTTCGCACACCGGTTAATCAGTGATTCCATCTCTGGAAATTCTGCTGCCTGAATATTGAAGTCCTCTTCGGCTTGTTTTTTGAAAATCATGTTAAACCACCTTTTTAGTGTTGTTATAAGTCCCATTATGCACTGTAACCTCTCCTGTTAAATAACGGCTCATAAGCATACCTAAGTGCCGAGATTGCATGATCGTTTCCGTCAGGATAACCGCTTATTACATTCCCCTCTTTGTCCCTGTCATACTCATACTCCGTAATTTCCTTGTATGCATTCGGTGTGCGTTTCGGATCAATGACTATAGTCTTTGTCTGCAAGAATTTAAAACCATACTCGATACTTCCCGGTCCTTTGATTGCTCCTCTGGCAGGAAGTCCAGCGTCCCGGAAGTCGTTCACGGATTTAGGTTCCGCAGAATCACATATCATCGTATAATCGTCATAGCCTTTTTTCTTGATCCAATCAGCGGTCTTGGAGTTGCTCCATTTATTTACATACAATTCGTCAATCAGATATATTTTCTCCCTGGCAGAATCGTAATAGGTTCTGAGATAGCAGAAGGCGTCCGGGTACCATCCATAATCTACGCCAGCGAAAACGCGATCCATGTGGCTGATCTCTTCGTCTGTAATATCTCTGATTTCCAGGTATTCAAATACGTTTCCGCCGTTCCCATTCGCAATTCCCATATACTCATGTTCATAAGCATTTGGATTGACTTCTTTCAGATGCTCTGCTTCGTCAATAAATGGCTGTCCTAGCCATCCTTTTGGCACGTCCAAGTAAGTTGATGAATGAACTATTCTGTTTTCTTTTGGTTCGAGAATATACTTATTAGCCCAGTTATTCATTGTTTTTGGTGGATTGAAACTCTTAAATATCCATGCAATGTCACCGCCACGAATCGCAGACTGCTCAATCTTACGAATTTCCTCAGGTCCTGCGAATTGGTCTAATTCTTCGAACCATAGAATGCCAATATATCCGAACTCAGGGTTGATAGATTTAATCTTTTCGGGGTCATCAGCACCACGGAAGTATATCTTTTGTCCGGTTGCTTTTAATGTAATCTCCATAGGAGAAAGTTTAGAATCAAATTCTTCTGTAAATTCCTGTTTTCCAATAGCCCATTTGATCTTGTTATACACAGAATCTTTAATAGTATTCCCGACCTTACGACAAACCACGGCATGAATATCATGATTGTTTCTCATCAATTCTACTATGGTCATTCCAACAGTGGTTGATTTCGTGGAACCACGCCCACCTTTAAATACATATTCCAGATGCTTTTTGTCTCGAATATCTCTAATAGCCCAGTGGAAGCAATCAGGAATGTTATACAGATCCATGTGATACTCTTTTGCATTTCTGGCAGCTTCTTCCGCTGCTTTTTTCTCTTCCTGTTCCTGTTTAATCTTCAATGCCTTTTCCAGATCATTCATGGACTTAAGCTGATCGGAAAAGTCCGGGGCAAATCCAAACGAATCAGTCAACTCACCTCTTGCGATCATAGAGCGGCGTTGCTGGATCTCTGCTAGAGACATGATATCGGTGCCTTTTTGTTTCTCAATGAGGGACTGTTTTTCGGCTATATATGCGGAAATATGAGGTTTTCTGAGGTTTTCATATCCTTGTTCTGGTGCTTTTTTGTATCCAGCACTCCTTGCCGCATCAGTAGCATTCCCGCCATTCTTTATATATTCATCCGCAAACGCTTTCTGTTTAGGCGTTAAGTCCATCTAATCACCTCTGTCTATCCTCATTTTCTGATTGCCTCCCATATCTCTTTCAGGCACATGACCACATCATACTGGGATGCCGTTCGGAGTATCTCATAATCACAATCTTTCCATTCACCTCTTTTGGTAAGGTGAAGTGTAGGTGTTGATATGATTATTACTGTAATCAACCGTTCTTGCTCACTGCTGTAAAATTGTGATGTTCCGATTTTTATAATTAATCCAGTAGATAATATAGCTTTTTGAAGTTTTCTTGATACTGCTTTTAAATTCGCCACATTATCACCTCGCAAAAAACTGCCACATACGGTACATAGTTATAGATATATACTATATTACCATACATGGCAGAAAAATTTGTCCCCACATTTTAATATTAATTGTAATATTATATT